AGTTGCATGATCTCTGGGCGAACTGGCAATACCAAACAGAATTTAACCCGTCACACATACATTTTGGTGTGTTTTCTTTTGTTATCTGGATGAAGATTCCTATTGATACTAGAGAACAGATGCAACTTCCTTTTGCTAGTAAAACTAGTAGTCCCTGTGTGTCATGTTTTCAATTTGAATACCAAACTATCCTTGGAAACAGAAAGACATTTAACTATCCTATGAGTCCAGAGATGGAAGGACTGATGGTGTTTTTCCCTGCAGAATTGAATCATCTTGTCTATCCATTCTATGGCACAGATGAACCTAGAATATCTGTAGCTGGTAACATGGCGTGGGTTTGATAAATAGAAGAGCCTAATTATGGCTCATCATGCCCGAAGAAGTAAAAGAACCTCTGAAAGAGGAAGAGAAAAAGAAAGGTCCGTTTGCTAAACTAAAGGATGCTGCTGCTGATCACGAAGGTCAGTTAGAAGCGATCAGCACAATGGTTAGACTTGGTATTCTTATCTGGTCTGGTGGTATTCTTACGCTTGCCTACATCAAACTACCTCCTGCTCTCGGTATTCCCGAACAGAAACTTGATCCTACTTTCATCGCATCGGTATTCACTGGGGTCTTAGCTACCTTTGGAGTTCAGACTGCGAAGAAGTCTGGTGATGGAACAATGAAGATGGGTGGTGCTGGTGGCGGCGTGTCTAAGGCAGATCTAGAGAAACTGATTGCCGCAGCAGCACAGACAGCACCTGCTCAGACTATTCGTATCGAACAAGCACCAATTCAAATTGCTACTGCCCCTAAGAAGGACGGTGAGCCACCTGTAATGCCTACTATCTAAAACCATGCAAAAACTAATCAACGTCATCGCTCTTCTGTCTGGTCTCACATCTGCTGCCCTTATTGGTGGTGGAGCATATGTACTCCTCAATAAGGATGCTATGATTGAGTCTGCTAAGAAAGCAGCAATCGAACAAGTCACAGCATCAGTAACAGAAGCACTCCCTGGTATGATCAGTGGTGCTATGCCAGAGATGCCTAAGATGACTGGTGGTGCTATCCCAGGTGGTTCGTCCCTTCCTAAGACGACAGGACCCGCTCTCCCATTCTAACCATGAAAAAGACCGATGCCCCAGAGACTAAAAGATCTCCAGTAAAGACTACCGCCATTGTGCTTGGTGTTGTTTTTGGTGTAGCTCACATTGGTGTGCTCGGTCATCTACTGAATGCTGTTCGACCGCAGTATCCAGTAATCAATTTCCCTGGTGGTGACTACTCTTCCTATAAGGTGGAAGCAACTAGGGATGGATATAGAATTGAATATAAAGCAAACGATCCTGCTATTCTAAATTCTGAGAGACAACTAAAGTTGGACCAGAAGAAAGGTGGATTGTTTGGTGGAGGTGGTATTGAAAGTCGTAGAGAGTATCGCGTCGATCAATACACTATGGATGGTGCTAGAAACCTAGGAGGTGCCGTTTTAGGCGAGGGAAAGAACGGTGCGAAAAGCGAAGAGTGTATCAGGGCGGACGCTGGAGCACGCAGTCAAGGTGCTCTAGCAGGCACTAGCATCGCCGCTGGTGCGCTTGTTCCTGCTGTTGTAGGTATCCCATACATCGGATGGTTAGCAGCGGGTTGGGTGACCTTACTGGGTGGTCGTGTTGGATCTAATGTTGGATCTCAAGTTGGTAAAGTATTCAATGATTGTTGATGGAAATCAAACCAATAAAGATACGGGGAAATGAAATTCCTGAAGTGAAAATCTTTGACAATTCTATACCCCAAGTCTTTACAGGATACCCTATACCAGTCACGGTAAACATGGGAGCTCCTGTGGTTGACATGCCTGGGTGTGTAGAGACACGAGAAACTGATGACCTTAGGGAAGTTGACCCTAGGGGTAACATGACCTTCTGTGATGGTCAAGTGCCATCATACAATCCTCCCAACTTTGAACCTAACCAGATGCTGCCTACTCAGCGTCCCAAGGTAGATACAAGGCAACCTAAAGATCCCGCTTCCCCCGATCTACCGATACCTAAAACTCCCCCTGCTACTGCTAAGGTAGATTGTCCTACAGCAGCACAAGCAGCAAAGGAACCTGTCGGCACATACATTGAAGGATTTAGAAAGAAGGTTACTGACTATCAATTAGTTGGCAACCAGTGTATTCAGATTACAGAACCAGTGCCTCTACCAGAACAGATTGTTGCTGGTCTTCCTGCTGCTGGCGTTGTAGTAACTACCTCAAGTATTGCTGTTGTTGCTACCGCATCAGCACTTATGGCAAAACCGTTGGCAGATATCCTACTAAAAGTTATCAAACCAACGGTCAAGAAAGTTATGAAAAAAATTGCTGCTATCAGGGGGAAATCTGTTCCCGTCCTGTCTGTAGCGGAGCGCCAAGATCTTCAGCGCGAGAGGACACAGGCGATTCGGGCACTCCGTTCGGTCTTGAAACCGAAGGGATAGAATGAACATGTGGTTTGATGTAAGTAACATTATTAACTACCACATCAGCACACACTTTATAGTATGGTGATCGTGGATGGAAACTGATGCCCTGCTTCATCAATTCACCACAGTTTTTTAGTCTGGCAATCTCAAAATCTAATCTCTTATTAGCAGTTGTTTGCTTCATCAGATCGATGTTAGCAGCAGCTGCTTCTTTACATTGGTCCTGTAGTTTTTGGTCTAAAGGGCGAGACCATGTAGCAGAGAAACCAACACCCAAGTTGTAGTTATCTTTCTGTCCAGTTCTTACAGGAACAGTATAAAGAACAGAACCAGGATTATCAGGTGCTCCATCTTCATCCATGTCTCTCATGTCATAGACAGGATCATAGTAATATGGTTCGTAAGGTGATTGTTTAGAAGCAGAACCAGTTACATATGGTGTGATATTTAGAGTAGGTCCCTGACACTGGATCCCACCACCATAAGTGTTCGTGATGTATGGACCTTGTAAAACTTGTATTGCTTGATTAGTAACACTACCTGAAGAGTTAGCAACAGGAGCAGCTGTGGCGCTAACACCACCCACAGTTTCAGCGAGTGCTTGACTTGGGAGTAATACACTAAGACCTACTGTGAGAAGATAGAGGTAGTGTCGGTTACACTTTGAACCTCTGTCGTTCTTTGAATAATTGTTTGATTGCTGAGACCTGGACCTTTGTAAGTTTCTGTGAACTGAAACGCTCCCCCTGGAGTTGTCTGTGTAAAGTTTGGTCTGCTTGTTATTCCTGTCCATGTTGAAGTCACGCCGTCTATAGTTACAGTATTAGCACCAGTGCCTGGTTGTAAAGAACCTGATGCTGTAATTCCACTCCCTGTTACAGAGTATTGATACCCTGTGTTGTAGTCCATCGAATTGATGGTCTCGGTTATTTTTTGTGTCGTCTCTGTGTGGCTCGTCATCGACCCCTGTGTGAAGTTGGGGACTACTGGGACTGCCATTGCTGGCGATCCCAGTAGTAATGCCACGAAAAATAATCTCTTCATGGTTATATAGTATCAGTCGATAACAGTGATTTCTGTAACGAACTGTCCTGTAGCAGATGAACCAGCACCACCAGCAGTCAGCGTGATAGCATGAGTTCTGTCAATCGTACCTGCGAGTGTGCCAGCAGAACCAGCAGCATAAGAGGTAAGGTTACCGAAGTTAGGAACATCACCTGTGCTAACAGCAGCGGCAGGAACACTATCTGCTGCGTTGTATGTTTCACTCAACGACCAATCATTACCAGCAGTGTTGACAGTGTATGTGCCAGCACCAGAAGTAGCACCACCCATTGTGGTGACCGAGATGTTAGAACCAGAAGCGGAATAACTACCACCAATTCTTACCGCAGTAGAGCGAGCAGCATCAACAGTCAGTTGGACTGAAGAAGCATGTTTGGTAACAAGTCCACCTGCCTGAGCAGCAGAGGTGGTCATCAGTAGCATTACGAGTGGTAATAACTTTTTCATATCACTCATATTTTGGATCCATATTTATTTATGCTGACGAAACCGCTTGACAGATCTTTACAATTCCTATATACTGTTGTCACACTTCGTTACAAACACATGACCGTTACAACAAACGAGCACGGACAACAGAATATGTGGGCGGTTGAACCACCCATGGTCGTTGAAGACTATAATAAGAAGGGTCTTTTCTCTCCCTGGCAACAGAAGGAGATGTATAATGGACGGTGGGCGATGATGGGTATTGTCATGGGATTCGTTGCCTATGCCATCAACGGCAAATTCTTTTTCGGTATCTTCTGACACTTGACAATGACTTCACTTTGCTTTACAATCATATCCGTTGCCTGGTTCGTTCTCCTGGCAGCGTCCGTTGAAAAAATCTGCGAAACTTACTAATGGCTTTTACTATCACCGTCCAATCTGCTGAAGGAGATACTACCTTTCAGTGCGAAGACGATCAGTACATTCTTGACGCTGCTGAAGAGGCAGGTGTTGACATGAACTATTCATGTCGTGCTGGTGCTTGCTCCTCGTGTGCTGGTAAATTGGTTAGCGGCACTGTAGATCAGAGCGATCAATCTTTCCTGGATGACGATCAGATTGAGGAAGGTTTCATCTTGACCTGTGTGTCATACCCTACCAGCGATTGTGTTGTTCTGGCAGACCAAGAAGAGAACCTTTACTGATGCGTTATACTGAAGACGCTCTCATCGAAGCAGTCGCTGCTCTTGGATGGGACACTCG